ACTGGAAACGCCTTCGCGCTCTCGCCATTGCCGAGGCCACAGGCTTTGAGCCAGTCGGCGGATACTTCGTAATAGCTTTCGGTGGTAGTCATGAGATCTCACTCCTGTTGGTTGATTAATAGCGGCCAGCCATGAAGTCGGCCATTGCCTCGCTGTCGGTGTGGTCGCTGATGACATCCTCATCATTACCCCACACTAGCCAGATGTTGCCGATGACTTCGCCAGCGGCATCGCGCAGCCGCAACATATCGCTGTCGGTGCTGCACATGGCTTCTAATATAGCGCGGCTGTCGGTGCTGCTTTTCAGCGGCCATTCTTCGCCATCATAGACTGAGATAGTCCAGCCATTCGCCAAGGCATCCTTGACGATTTTGCGCGCGATGCGGGCTTCATGATAGGTGGCGTATTGTAGTGCTGTGGTAGTCATTGGTTCTCACTCCAGTTGAATTGATTAATATTGGTCAGCGGTGTTTGACCACTGCTGGTTCACGGCGGGAAATACGAAATTGTCGAGCGCCGTTTCCAGCAATTCGATATTTGCTGCCGTTGACGGGATGCCAGCGGCGTCAAGTTCATCATGGGCGAACAACCACTTGTCGGTGGTGAAGTGATACGCTTCTGCGCTGGCAGGCGTCACTAAGCCGTGGATGGCGTATGTGGTGGGTGTAATCATGGTGTCTCACTCCGTTACTGTTTAACTGCCCTCTTACTCCCATAGTTTGAGGGTAGTTACAAGACACTAATTTACATCGCCATGTCGATTTATCGGATTTGCACTAAATTGTGTGGCAATTCTGCACTACCCTCTAAAACCGATTTTAAGGCCCATACAGCACGATTTGGGTTTGAGGGTAGGTCAGTATGGAAAGGGTTCGAGTCCGAAAAGGTTCTGGTTCTGTTCTGTGTCTGTTCTCTGGGTCATCTCAATTTCTAAATGACCCAGAATGACCCAGAAATGACCCAGAAATTGCCTAGTTTCGAGATCCCTAAATTATCATGCGAAATGCGCTGCAAACTGGGTCAAAAACTGGGTCATTTGTTGGGCAGTGAAAACGGGCGAAATGACCCAGAAATTAATGGCTCATTTGCGCGGGTCTTGGAGGAAACTAGGCGTTCTGGGTTATGGTTTGGTATTTAACAAAGATTTAGTAAAAGTAACCATATAGGTTATAACGTGTATATTTCTGGGCAACTGAAACCCGATGACCCAGAACGCCTAGTTGCTGTGTTAATACACTAACACACCTACGCTGTTTGTTCTCATGCTTGACGTTAACGTCAATCGGTTCGTCGTGGACTTGGATTGCCATGACCCAGAACGCCCATGCACTGTATTAACACACTAACACACCTGCTAGCCGATATGTTTTTTCGCTACGTTGACGTTGACGTAAAGGGAAAGGCCAACCGAAAATCCAGCACATAGAACAAAGCCAGAACGCGTCGAGCAGGGGGGTGGGGGTGGGAGGGCCGAGCGCCGCGTGACTGTCACGGGCACGGTACGCAAACAATTTTTTTATTTTCAGATGTCGGCGCCCGGCAAACAATTTTTATTTTTTTGCAATATGGTTTGCAACACACTATAGTACGCCCAATGACTTTCTACTCACTGCCATTTACACCAGAGCGGACGCAAGCCACCGAGGCGCGGCTGGAGGCAATCTATGAAGCTGCCCGCTACGGCCTGAAGGGTGACAGCCTTGCTATGGCCGCTGGATTGACCCCGCGGCAGTTCCGCGTGCTGGCCGACGCAGACCCGCTGGTGGAGATGGCAGAGATCAAAGGTCGCAGCGATGGTGAATACACAGCGGCTAAGACCATGTACGAAGCGGCGCGCGATGGCGACAGCAAGGCTGCGCTGGAGATACTCAAGCATCAGCACGGCTGGGTAGCCAAGCAGCAGATCGACGTGAACATCGACCAACAGATAAGCATTACAGGCGCGCTGGAAAAAGCACAGTCGCGCGTCATCGAGGGGCTGTACACTGACGTGACGCCCCGCTTAGAGGATAACACACATGCAGCAGCCGATATATTCAGCGCAAGACGAGATGGAGTTGATGGCACGGCTGTGGTCGCCCAGCCTGAAGGATGACCCGCTAGCATTTGTGCTGTACACATTCCCGTGGGGGCAGCAGGGTACGCCGCTGGAGCATTTCCCCGGGCCGCGTAAATGGCAGCGCCAGATACTTGGTGACTTGCGTGACCACATCAAGGCGAACAACGGCAAGGTTGATTTCGACACAGCACGGCTGGCGATTGCATCAGGACGCGGTATCGGCAAGTCGGCGCTGGTGTCATGGCTTACGATATGGATGCTGTCATCACGCATCGGCAGCACTACCATCGTGTCGGCAAACTCCGAAGCGCAGCTACGTAGCGTAACATGGGCAGAAATTACCAAGTGGCTGGCGATGTCGCTCAACAGTCACTGGTTCGAGATAGCCGCCACACGCATCATGCCAGCCAAGTGGCTGACAGAACTGGTCGAGCGCGACCTGAAGAAAGGCACGCGCTATTGGTCAGTCGAGGGCCGGCTGTGGTCGGAAGAGAACCCTGACGCATACGCAGGGGTTCACAACTTCGACGGTGTGATGCTGATCTTCGACGAAGCCAGCGGTATCCCAGACTCGATCTGGTCGGTGAGCGATGGTTTTTTCACAGAGAATACGCCGCACCGTTTTCATCTGGCGTTCTCCAACCCGCGGCGTAATACAGGCTATTTCTACGAAACGTTCCACAGCAAGCGGGCGTTCTGGCAGACACGCGTCATCGACGCCCGCGATGTCGAGGGTACAGACAAAAACCTGTACCAGCGCATCATCGACGAATACGGGCCAGACAGCTACCAAGCCAGTGTCGAAGTCTACGGTAACTTCCCGTCAGAAGGTGACGATCAGTTCATCGGCAGCAATCTGGTCGATGACGCCATGAAGCGCCCGCCCATCAAGGACGACAGCGCGCCCATCGTCATAGGGGTGGACCCTGCACGCTTCGGGGCTGACGCCACCGTCATCGCCATACGGCAGGGCCGTGACATCCTAGAGTTACGCAGGCACCGCGGCGCGGACACTATGGAAGTGGCTGGCTACGTCATCGACGCCATAGAGCAATTCAAGCCTGCGTTGGTCTGCATCGACGAAGGCGGGCTAGGCGCTGGCGTCGTAGACCGGCTGAAGGAACAACGGTACAAGATACGCGGCGTGAACTTCGGCAATAAGGCCAAGAACCAGATCATGTGGGGTAACAAGCGCGCAGAGATGTGGGGTTCCATGCGTGACTGGCTACGCACAGGCCATATACCCAACGACAGGTTCCTGAAGACTGACCTTATCAGCCCGCGCACCAAGCCGGATAGTAAAGGAACGCTGTTCCTCGAAAGCAAGAAAGATATGAAGTCGCGCGGGCTGGCGTCACCTGACGCAGCGGACGCCATAGCGGTGACATTTGCCTTTCCTGTGGCGTCTAAAGACCCACGACAAGGACGCGTTGACAGACGCTCCTCAAGCGGGTATTCTCCCGCTGGATATTCTACATCTTGGATGGGCAGCTAGTGGCAGACAAGAAAAAATCAGTGTCATTGTCCGTTGGCAGAGGCGAGAAATTGCCTGTGTCAAAGGGTGCGGGCCTGACAGCCGCTGGTAGAGCAAAATATAACGCTGCAACAGGCAGCAAATTGAAGGCTCCAGCGCCCAATCCGAAGACAAAAGCTGACGCAGGACGCAAAGCGTCGTTCTGCGCCCGCATGGGGGCTGTTGCAGCCAAGGCAAAAGACGGCGAACGCGCCAAAGCTAGTTTGAAAAGGTGGAAATGCCCATGAAAAAGGGTCTATATGCCAACATTCACGCCAAGAAAGAGCGGATCGCCGCTGGATCAGGCGAAAAAATGCGTAAACCGGGCGCTAAAGGCGCCCCCACAGCCAAGGCTTTCAAAGAAAGCGCCAAAACAGCTAAGAAGGGTAAGTAAATGCCAGCTAATAAATACACCAAAGCACTGTACAAGTCTGGTACTGTAAAGGCTGAACGCAACGCAGAGATGCTCCGTGAGCGCCTGAAGTCGCCCATGCCAA